CGATATCGAGTGCCGCAAGCTCGGCGTGACGGTCAGGCGCACATAGCGCTTAGTCCCGACATAGCCGAGCTTGCGGCACTCGATATCGTCAGAGAACGTAAAGCCGCCTTCTGCGAGCGTGCCGATAAGCTTGGAGTTAGTGACTGCGACAGCGTCAGAAAGGCCGGAATTGTCACCCTCGTCGACGGTAACTGCGAAGGTCGCGTTCGTGTCGGTATTGGTGCCGGTGACGAGCGCAAACTCGACGGATTCATAGCCGGCCGTGTCAATAATGGCCGAGACGATTGCGGTGTTGTCCGTGCGTGCGGCAACCGGTGCAATCAGCGGCACAAAGTGCAGGTTATTGTGAAGGTCTTTGGAAGCCATTTGGCTATCTCCATGAATTGAGGGAAGAAATGGCGCCCCGAAGGGCGCCTAGCCTGTTGGCATCAAGTAGAGCAAGTGAGCTTCTTGAAGGCTTCGGCCAAAGTCACCTGGCCGCCAAGGCGGCGGCGGAAGATGAACCGAACGTTGCCGCTTGTTGCCTGCGTGTAAGGATCTCTTAGGAGCTCCATCTGGATACGATCAACCAGAGTATAAGCCCGCGCGAAGTCGCCGTATGCGATCGGAACCAGGCCGGCACCTTCAGAAGGCATGTCCGGAACTTCAACGTATGGGTCGCCGTCGATGGTGTTCGGCGCGCCAGATGCGATGCCAGGCTGCCAGATATAGCCCTTCTGGGAATCCTTCAGCTTGCGAACAGAACCGAGCGTAGTGCGATTCATGATCCAGTTGGCGTTGCGGGCATAGGACGACTTCAAGCTGTACTTGAGCGTCAGAAGGCCATTGGCCTGACCGTCAACGTCGGCGATCGTGGTCGCAGTGCCGGAGTTGTTGCCGGTGACGCCAGATGCCACAAGGATGCCTTCCGGGCGGCCAACGCCAGTACCGGAAACGAAAGCGGCGCCTTCGGCAACGGCGAACTGCTCGGTTGCTTCGAAGCTTATTTCGCCTTCCATGTTGAACGCGGAGTCTTCCAGGTTCTGGTTGGAGATATCGATAAGCGCATACATTTCGTGGGTCGGGATTTCCCACATGCCGTAACGCAGGCCGTCGGTTTCAGACTTGGTTCCCTGATCGGCAACCCACTGCGCAGCAAACTGTGCAGTGCGCTTCGGAATCATGATGGCCTTGGAAGCCGTCCGACGAACGCGCGCCAGCGAGCGAACCGGGCTGATGTCAGTTACGCCCTTGATGATTTCGCGAATGTATTCGGAAGGGGCAAGATAGCCGCCGGTCGAGTCGTTCGCGATGCCAAGCGCCTTGTATTCAGCGGCGACGTCAGCGAGGGCCTTCTGCTGGTCGGCGGAGAGGTTGGGAACGCCAACGATGTTGGCATTTACCACTGCTCGCGACCAGGCTTCAACCTTCGACTTGAGTTCCTGCTTGCGAACTTCAGGGTCGGCAGAGCCGGCGAGCGACATGCGATTCAGCTTGGTTTCAAGCTCGTCGACGTGCTCTTTTTCCTTCTTCGCTTCCAGGGCGGCCGCGGTGATCTTCTGGTTGATGTCTTCCAGCTTCGCCAGGTCGGCTTCGATCTTGCCGAGCTTCTCGACAGTCACCGGGTCGGCGCCGCCCTTCTTCTCGACTTCCTTAAGGCGCAGGTCATTGGTTGCCTTGAATTCTTCAAAGGCAGTCATGACCTGTTCAATGGCGGTTTTTTCCGTCATGTTGGTCTCCGTAATGTTGGGATTTGGTTTCAGCGTGGGCTAGTGCGTCGCCAGAGCCTTGATGCGCTCGGCGAGCCGCTTTAGTTCGGCCACGCTCTTGATTGCCGCGTCCTCTTCATCACGAAGATTGTCTTCCGGCTCTGCTTCATCGCGAAGCAGTACACTTTTGAGGACCGCAACAGCCTTCACGCTGTCGCCCCGCGAAAGACCTGCGTCACGCAGGCGGTCTTCTACTTCCCGCGGGTTGAATTCTGATTTTACGCCCGTAACGCGCGCTCGCGTGTTCGACGGGAACGTAACAAGAGACACTTCCAGCAGTTCAACCGCCTTCAGCGTGCGAATGGGGTCTTCCGGAACACGTCGCACCGACCAATCCTTGGCCCGAAAGCCGATCGACAGGCCGTTTAGCGCCGGCCGCGGGGACATTTTCAGGAGCTCATAGATCTCCTTGCCGCGTTCGGTTGGGGCAAGCTTGCCCTCAATCCATAGACCGGTGTCGTCCTCGCGCATTTCGGTGTAAATGCCGACCGGCGTATCGCCGCCGTCCGACCAACCGTGCTGCGATAGCATCGCCGGCCAGATTCCGGAGGATTTCGCCTTTTTCAGCGTGTCCGCGAAGGCGCCCTTGGCGATAACGTCACCGTGGCTGTCGATGTTGCCAAATACGGCGCCGTAGCCGCTGAACATCATCTCGCCGTCGGTAGATTCGTCGATTTTGACCTCAGAAAGGCCATAACTGCGACGCTCAAGCGCGCCGCCGTCGCTGTTTTTCGTCATTTCGTGGTATCCTGTGCGCCATTATCGGGCGTTTTCGGCGCCGGAGGCGCTGCAATTGACGGTTTCGGCAGTTTTGCCGCGTCCCCGCCTTGAGGATTCAGGTCTTCTAGCGCGCGAATCTCGTCCTGCGTCATCCAGGCCGGCGACCCGCCGCTGCCTAGCGCTTTCGAATAGTACTCGCTGCGATCCTTATGGGCGCCGCGCATGAGTGCAGACGGGTTGAATTTCGCGAAATATTCAGCGTCTTCCGGCCCGTCGAGCAGTTCGTTGTCGATCGACTGCTGGATTCGCTCCCACCACGGCCCGATCGTATGCACGATGTGCGCCAGAAAGATCTGTTCGGCGCTTGCAAACGTCATTGCCTGGCCGGCGTGCCCGACCATAGGCGGCAAAACGCGGAAAGCGCGGCAGATTTCTTCAATCTGGAATTTTCTGGTCTCCAGGTGCTCGGCATCGACGCCGGTCATGACCTGAGACGTCCACTTGAAGCCGTTATCCATGATAAACGGCTTGTGCTTGTTTGCGCCGCCTATCTGCGCCGCAATCCACTGCTGCAGCTTCAGGTAATCGTCCGCTCCAAGTTTGGCGTCGGTCGAATAAATCCCGGAAGGCTGCACGCCGTTCGCATGAAGCTCGGCTTGCGTGTTTTCCGTCGCAATCGTCAGGCCGATTGCCTCGCGCGCCTGGTGAACCGCGTCCAAGCCCTGCCATGTATCCCACGACGGGCCGCGGACGTGCCATATAAGCGACTGCGGAAATTCCCTGCTGCTGCCATCAATGCCGGTCACGCGGTAGGTCAACGAATAATCGTTGTTGCGCGTTACCATCACGCTGCCGGGGTCGATCGGAATCAGTTCCTTGACCTGCTCCCGGACGATATTCTTGTAAAAGAAGGCGTTCCCGGTAAGCGCCACATGGTAAACCAGCGTCTCGCGAAGCTCGAAAGATGTCTGCCATGGGTTGGGCTTGCGGTTCAGCACCTTGTAAAGCGGGTGGTCTACGGCCGGTTCGCTACCCATTCCGCCAGGAATCTGCCGCATAACCCGCAACGGAACCTGCGCCACCCCTTCCGCGATGACGCGAACGCACGCGAAAACGGTTGAAACATCTAGCGCCCGCTCCCAATTGACCGGCACGCCAGATTTAACCGCCCGCCCGCCCCAGAATGACCGCCACGCCGGATCGAATGCCACGGCTTTCTGCTCGGCCTTTTCCAGGCCAAGCTTTTGTCTAATCCAACCCATCGGCATTCCTAATATTGCTGGTTGGGCTCGAGCACCTCCCAGAAAGATTTTACTTTTGGTGGCGCCGCGCCGTCGACAGCCGTACCGACCGCCATCGCTAGAGCTACGGCAGGGTCAATTCGAACCGTTGACTTTTTCTTGGAGAACCACTGGTTTCCCATAAGCGGGTCAGTTTCCATCGCCACGCCCATTAGCGCTGTCATCAGGACAGGAGATGCTCGCAAGCGAATGCGTTTTTCTAGAATCAGCGTCTCTAGCGCCGACACAGAGCCTGGCATCCAAAGGCCAAGTGGCGGTTCTTCGCCTGCCTCTTTAGCTGCCTCTACTTTGGCTTCGTCCGGCTTGGCTCGCTTCTTCCCGCCCTGCGGGTGCATAACGGTCGGAATCGAAACGCTGTATTCGTCGAGCTCGTCTTGGAACTTGTCAAACACGTATCGGTCGTAGGCCAGAACACTGATGTCGCATTTACCATGCAGTCTCGCAAAGTGCGCAGCTACGAAATCATGGCGAATTCGTTGGCCTGGTATCGCGTGCAGATACCCCTGTTCTACCCACGTCCTGTACGGCACGTGGTCTTGCGCCGCGCGCGCATCCATGGTGTCTAGCGGCGTCCATGCCTCTATCCATGCGTCATACGTTGGCAATGTTGCCGTCGTACCGTCCTCGCGGTCGACCGCCACCGCGCCAGTTTCAACGACGAACGCCGCCGCGGTCAAATCCTTGGTCCCCGACAAATCCAAGCCGGCTGCCGCTATGCTCTTACCCTTGTGCAGTTCGTAAGGGTCGAAAACTTCCGTCACCGCATCAATTAGTTCGCGTCCAATCCAGCTTGTGTCGGACTCCGTCCAAACGCAAAAATGCAGACGCAGGATATTGTTGCGTTTGCCAGGTACGTTCCTCGCCTCGGCAACAACACCAGCTAGGTAGTCTTCCGTAAGAATCGTGTGTAAGAGCGGGTTAGCTTTTTTCCAGCAGGACCGATCGTCAAGCGGGTTATCGCCCTTGTCGAGCGCGCAGACATAAGCAAAAACGCTGTCGCTGCCGTCCCACGTCTCGCCAACGAAAGTGAATTCTTCGTCAGGAGTCTTCGTGCCGCAAACAACCTGCACGGCGCGCGTGCGCTCTTCCCAGCATACCGAATTGCGGTCTGACCCGGAATTCGTAATCATCAGGAGAAGCGGCTGGCGGCGAAACTTGAACCCGCGCTGCAGCATTTCCATGACGCTGCGGTCTGGGTGCTCATGCACCTCATCGCAAAGCGCGTAATGCGGTCGCGGTCCGGAACCTGACTTGCCGGCCTCCTTTGAAATAGGCCGAAAGAACGAACCTGACGGCAGATGCGCCAGATTGTATTCCTTCCCAGGCCCGCCGCTCGTCTTGGTCCTCTCCAAGAGGGCCGGCGTCTGGTTGCGCATCTTTACCGCATCGCGGAAAAGAATATCGGCCTGGTCTTTCTTGGCGGCAGCAGCGTATATCTGAGCGCCAGGCTCCTTGTCGGAAATCATGCCGTACAAGCCAACGCCGCCGGCAAAAGGAGACTTTCCGTTTCCTTTGCCTTCCTCGATATAGACCGTCCTAAACCGGCGGCTACCGTCGCTCTTGATCCACCCGTAAATAGAGCCAAGCTTGAACGCCTGCGAAGGGTGCAGCTTGAAGGCCTTGCCCTCGAATTGCCCCTCGCTAAGCTTCAGTCGCTCTTCGAAAAACCTAAGAATACGATTGGCGCGATCGTCATCCCAACGGAATCCACGCTCTGCGCAATGCTTCAAATCTTCCTGGTGCCTTCTGCACGCAGCGCGGACTAGCGGACCAGCCACCTCGGCGCCACTAAGGACGCTATCGACATATGCGTTGACCCTATCCAGCGCAGGCGTCTTAGTCGAGAAGGTCGTCTTTTTCTCCTTCGTCATCAGGCACCGTGATTTTGCTTGCGTCCGCTGGCGTAGCTCCCATTTGGCTTAGGCACTGCCTCAATAGGCCAAGCGCCTGCACTCCGACGTCTTCGCCGGCCACCAGCCTTGCGCGTTGCACAGTGGCGATTTCCAAAAGCGCCACATGGGATGCGTTCAGCCACGGCAATTCAGCGGCGAACTTGTCCCAAACCTTCTTTTGCTCCTGCTTCATCCAAGCAGGCGCCGACCCTATACCGGCCGTAACTTTTGGCTCCTTGCGATTCTTAAACCGACCAGGATCTTTCTTGTCTCTTGCCTCTACAGCCGCCTTGGCGCGAGGCGTTCTTGGTCTAGCCATTTGTACTCCAGGAATAAATTTCTAATAATCTTGGGTCAACATTTGAATTGCGGATTTGCGCACGTTTG